CAAATGGTTTAACTGAGGAGGAATAAGAATGAAAATTAGAACGCCACGACGATGTATTGCTTGTAATGTAGTAGTGAATAGAAAATATCCCTATTGCTTTACTTGTTTAAATGAATTAGAAGATAAAAACGGAGATGAATTGTAATGTATAGTGAACTAGAAAACACAGTTATTCAAGCCCTAAAAAAAGAGTTTGGAATGATTTATGAAGAAAATGAAGAACATATTGTTATGGAAAAGGTAAGGATTGCTCGTCATCTTTATGAAAAGGCAACCGATGATTTCCGAGTGAATCAATCTGCTCAAAACTACAATCATCTAATTATTGCTATGGTTTCTTTACAATACTGGAATCAAAAGAAAGTTCGTCTATTCTCAACTAGGGAGGACTTTTGAATGTGTGGTGCAATTTCAACCCCGTGTGAAACAGAAGGTTGTGAACGATTTACTAAGGAGGTTTATTGCTTTAAATGTAAAGCAAACATGGCTCATCCAACAGGTGTTTAAAATGGATTGTAAAAAATGTCAAGGAACGGGATGGTATAAAGTCCCAAATGTCCGTCTTGAAATTATGGAGAATGTTGAATGTATGGATTGTTTAGCACATGAAAACTTCAAAGACCATTTGAAAGGCGAATTGTCCCGACTTCTAATCAACACAAGCCAACAGAAACTTGCTCAAATTGTAGCACAGTTGATTGTTAATTCAGTTGATAGGAACGAGAATGACGACATTCAACGAATTGAGAGTATAATTCATACGAAAAACACAATGAACGCTCTCACGCTTGCAGAAGCGTATTCACAATAAGGAAATGGCTCACATGGGCGTATGGTGTAATAGGATAGCATTTTGGCCTTCTAAGCCGAAGATTCGGGTTCAAATCCTGATACGCCCGCCATTTTCTGTTGTTGAACCAACTTTTAGACAAGACCGCCGCCATGTTTGGGTTTTTTATATACTCTCGGCTGTTGGTCTTTTCAACCAAACCAATTAAAAAATAAAGAGGTAATAAAATGTATAGTGAACAAGAAACAATGCAAACCGTGATTCTTAATATCCTTTTGAATCACGAAAGAGTTACGAATGAAGATTGTAAAAACGCTTTACTTCATGCGAATCTTATTAAGCCAACAACCAATGATATGAATAATACTATTCGTGCATTATTTATTTCCTTGAAAAGATTTTTCAAGGAATATGATATTTCGTTGTATGGTGGTTTTTTAGATGTAAAAGATAATGTTAAGTATTACAAAGCAACAGAAGAAGCAGTTGAGTTTTGTAGCAAGATGCTATTACAAGAAATGTATGACGAAGATGGACAATTAATTGGGTGTTTCTTTCAACACCCAATTGCACTTAAAAAAGAAAGGATGGAATTAATATGAATGAAATAAAACCAAAAGTAGAATTTAGAATAATTGACGCAGAAGATATGCCGCCAATGGTTATATCACAGAATGAAAATGATGAACCGAAGGTGGTGATTAATACTTATCACCGACTTTGGTTAAGTCTTAACCGACGATTGATTGCAGGTATCATTGATGCTTTGCCTGAAAAACTAGATATGATTCTCTCTTCATATCTTAGAGAACAACGAAACTTTGAAAAAATGGATAGGGAGGAATAAATATGGCTGGAATACAAAAACAATGCATTGTTTGTGATGAATTTTTTATGAGTAGAACGATTAAGTCGGCAAGGTGGGAGAAAAAATGCCCAACTTGTTATGGGAAACAAAAACAAACAAGTGTTATTGCACAAGCACAAAAGAGACAAAGCAACTTTGATGCTTCTGTTCGTAGGGATATTGAAAAGTTGTATGCAAAAGTCTCTGACATTGATGTTCTGATAAGTGCAGAAATTAGTAATGCTTTTGCCTCATTATCAGACAATCAATTGTTTGATAAAATCCATCAGCAGATGGAACAAACTCTTAGTGAAAGACTCAAAGAAATCAAAGAAGAGAACGATAAGTTCAAAACTAAGATTCAGAGTCAATTGGTTACTTTGAACAATAAAATTGTAAAAATTATGCAGGAGATGGAAGAAAATGATTAAAGGATTGATTAAAGGTATTGCATATACCGCAGGTGCATTAGCATTGGGCGGGATTGGCGTAGCCATCGTAGCCCATATTGCAGAACGGGACTACCCTTTGGAGTAAGTGGACTCCTTTATATACTTTGGAAGAGTAGAGAAAACACACATCAGGAGATGATATTATGATTAAGTTAAGAATTATGAATGAAACTGGACACACAGAAGTTGTTCTCGCACAAAGCGAGGTTATTGATGAAATTGACCGACACCCTACCCATTGGGTCTTTATTGACGGAGAAATGGTTAGCCGAGAATCTATCGGTGAAATTAACTGGGAAACGGTTCAATCTGTTGATTTGACTCCCGCAATCGTTGGAGGGTGCTATTGAAATTAGTGTAATTTCTTTACTCTTCCAAACCGCATTTTGGGGGTAGCGTGGGGTTAATCCTCCCTGCGCTATCCCCTTTTTCGGGTGATGCAACCCGATTTGATTAATTTTATCAACCAAAATGGATTAAAAATAATGCTAGACCTTAAAGGATGGAAATTAGCATCCTGTATTCAGATAAACGGTTTAGCAGTAGTAAAACCTGACTTCTATCCCGCCCGTCATGTCCTCGCTATGGGGACGAGGGGCTACATTTATGCCGAAGGGCAGACTCGGATTGAATACGCAGGGCAGACATTTTCATCCACAGAAGAATTGCTTTTTTCTTGTGGAAAAGATGCTATTCTGAATTTTAAGGACTGGGTATTCCTTGAAGAAATGGAGTGGGTAATAACCGATGGAACTAATTGGTTATCTTCTTTCTCTAATCTTTCTGAATTACCTAAACGAAGTAAATATAGGTGTTAAACATGACTCAAGCCCCAAACAAAAAGATTTTATCAGACATTACTGTGCATATGAAATACGCAAAATACAACCCTGAACTTCTCCGCCGAGAGACTTGGGATGAAATTGTTGAGCGAAACATGGAAATGCACATTAAAACTTATCCCCAATTAGAAACAGACATTAGAGAAGTTTATACTCACTTTGTCAAGACTAAGAAAGTTTTGCCTTCTATGCGCTCAATGCAATTTGGCGGTAAGCCGATTGAAATTAGCCCTAACCGTGTTTATAACTGTGCTTATATGCCTATTGATACTCACATCGCTTTTAGTGAAGCCATGTTCCTATTGTTAGGAGGAACAGGTGTAGGATATTCAGTTCAACGACATCATGTTGAATTGATGACTCCTATTCAACATCCTAACCCAAATCGCCAACGACGATATTTAGTTAATGATTCAATAGAAGGTTGGGCTGATGCAGTAAAAATTCTAATGGAATGTTATACGGGTATAAGAACATCTACTCCTACATTTGATTATTCTGATATTAGACCAAAAGGTTCTCTTTTGAAAACTTCTGGCGGAAAAGCCCCAGGCTCACAACCATTAAGAGAATGTCTTGTTAAAATTGAAGGAATGCTTCAAAACATTCCTAATGGTTCTGTATTGAAACCTATTCAAGCACATGATATTATGTGTCATATTGCTGATGCTGTTCTTAGTGGGGGTATTCGTCGTGCGGCCATGATTAGTTTATTTTCAGCAGACGACCATGAAATGATTGCTTGTAAATCTGGTAATTGGTGGGAAAACAATCCACAAAGAGGCAGGGCAAACAATTCAGCAGTATTGCTACGCCATAGAGTAACTAAAGACTTCTTTATGGATTTGTGGAACAGAATTAAAGCATCTGGTTCTGGAGAACCGGGAATTTATTTCAATAATGACAAAGATTGGGGAACAAACCCCTGTTGTGAAATTGCTCTCCGACCATATCAGTTTTGTAACTTAACTGAAGTAAATGCTTCAGACATTACAGACCAAGCAGATTTAGAATCAAGAGTTTCTGCCGCCGCTTTCCTTGGAACGCTTCAAGCAGGATATACTGATTTTCATTATCTCCGTGAAGTTTGGCGAAAGAATACAGAAAAAGATGCTTTGCTCGGAGTTTCTATGACTGGTATTGCTTCAAATGTTGTTGAGCATTTAGACTTAGAAATGGCCGCCTATGAAGTTAAAAAGGAAAACGAAAAGGTTGCTAAGTTAATTGGTATTAATCCTGCTTCACGAACCACCTGCGTTAAACCTGCTGGAACGACTTCTCTTGTTCTTGGGACAAGTAGTGGGATTCATGCTTATCACGATGAGTATTATATTCGCCGTCTGCGTGTTGGTAAGAATGAAGCAATCTATGGTTATCTCGCAACCAATCATCCCGAATTGGTTGAGGATGAGTTCTTCAATCCGCACGAACAGGCTGTTATTTCAGTTCCTCAAAAAGCACCAGAAGCAGCAATTACTCGCCATGAATCAGTATTTGATTTATTAGAAAGAGTGAAAAACTTTAGCATTCGTTGGGTTCGTGCAGGACATAATGATGGGTTGAATACTCACAATGTTTCTGCTACTATTTCTATTAAAGATGATGAATGGGAAACAGTTGCCGATTGGATGTGGCTTAACCGACATTATTATAACGGACTGTCTGTTCTTCCATACGACGGAGGCACATATACTCAAGCACCTTTTGAAACCTGCGATAAAGAAACATATGATAAATTGACTGAAACACTACAAGATGTTGATTTGACTTTGATTCAAGAATTGCAGGATGATACAGACCTTTCAGGCGAAATTGCCTGTGCTGGCGGTGCTTGCGAAATCTAAGGTGATTAAATGAAACTCTTCAAATCGTTTGAAGAGTATTTAGAAACAGTAATATTAATGATTAGAGATTTGTCAGACGACTCTCTTAAAAGAATAAACTTAGCAATAAATGTCTGTGATTCATACATGGATGAGAATGAAAAAATGTTTAGACTAAATACTACATTAAAAGAATGTTTTTGGGAAATTGAGGAAGCCATCTTTTGTGGCTTTCACAAATACCTAATAGAACAAAGTGCTAAGACTAAAGAGTTGGTTGATTATCATAGAGTCAATTGCGAAGGAATAGATTGTAAAATCTGTAAATCAAAAGAATTAACAATAAACAGAATGAGGAATTTAAATGAGAGAACACGACCCAAATTATATTCTCAATAAGAGAAACAATAAACAAATAGCCACACGATGCCGTGTGTGCGGTGGGCAACTTATGGTTGCTGATGAAATTAAAAAAGAAATTCACAATAAATGTGATAATGATGATAAAAATGTATATATGATGTGATAAAATGAAATTAAATATATCAGTTCCCGACGATTCCAACAAATATTATAGTTGTGATATTACCTGCGAAACTTTTAGTTTTCCTGAACTCAAAACCGTTTCTTATATAAGAGCCGCAAAAGACCCTGTTCAAGCGGGCTTAGAATTATTTTGGAAAAACATTATTTCTCCAAGAAAAAAACGGACTTATCATAGTCTAAGACAGCAAATACATTTTGCTGACCAGTTTCATCATATTGTGTTCATTGAAGAATGTCCTATTGTTCTTTCAAGAGAAGGTATTCGCTACCACTTGAACGGTAAGGCTTACAGTTTAGCAACTATTTGTTCTGCTTTGGCTAGAATTACTTTCAAGGCTTGTTTTGAAAAAGATGGTGCTAAACTTCTTTCTTCTCTTTATTCAACTCTTGATTTACCTGAAAATGTTCTATATTGTATTGAAAACCGAGCACCTTTTCATTTCTTTGTTGATTTTGAAAAACAAGATGTTCGTTTAAATGTTGTTCAAATTGATGAGAAAATGCTGGCTATGGAAATTAGTGATGGTATTTGGGGCGAAATTACTCCTAAGCAATTAGATTCATATTGTAATTTTTATCTTCATGGAAAGAAAAGAGGCTCTTGGAAGTATCTTTCTCCTAAGAGTCTTTACACTAAATTAATTGGTCGTGAACCCAGCAGTTCTGAGTTAAAGGTTATGATTGCTTTTTTGATGCAAAACAGAATGCAAGATATTGTTGATGCTAGAGCATTGGAATTGGTTGCAGATATGCTGGTTCAACACAAAGGTCGTCTTTCTGCTGAGTATGATGATGATGTTCTTACCACTATTTATATTCGTGGTAAAGACTATGATTGGATGCTAACCAACAACCGATATAAGTCAGGCATTCAAATGGTTTCAACTTATGTTTGGCAACCAATTTTTGAAGAATTTAAAGATGAAGAAAGCGGTATAGTTAAAAAAGTTCTTTCTCCTCCAAGTTGGAGAGGCCCAATTTGTATTGATAATATGGCCGAAGGTTCTCCTTTGGGCGACCAATTCGCAACAAGGGCATTGGCTTTATTAAACGACTTCCACACAATTAAAATAGTGAATACAATTAGGCGGTATCTTACTGCTGAACCCAATGAATATAGAGTTGATAATGATGAATTGCGATGAATGTGGTAGCAACGATAATTACTTTGATGAGATTCAAGGTGAAAGAATCTGTAATGAATGTGGCCTTGTTCTTGTTCAAGAAATGTTTGAAGAAACTGTCCATATCTTAGATACTGGCGGTAATCTGCAACATTCAGCAGACAAGGGGAAATTAGGCTCAGTTATTACTGGAAAAGGTTCTTATAAGTTTAATAAGTTTGGTAAAAATAGTGTGATTCCTAAATCCATTCAAAATGGACTTGTTCATTGTAACATGGTATTAGCAAATGTAGCACCTAATCTTAACTTAAATGAAAGAGTTGAAAAACTTTACATAGACTTAAACAACAAAGGCATATTTGGCCGAAGTCAATACGAAGCAAGAGCAACGGCAGTTGTTTTTTATGCGTTAAGGGAAAATGGAACACCCTACCCATTTAAAGAAGTAATGGGTGAGTTTGAACCTAATTTAAAAGTAGTAAAGCGTTTGGTTAGAAAAATTAACCAAACCTATCGTAATAGCGCAAACTACATGCCTATCAATCCTCAGTATTTACTTGAACAAACTCTCAATAAAATTACTGATGATTTAGTATTCAAGCGTCAAGCAATTAAAGTGCTTGAATTTTTTGAATCAAAGGTTGAACAGAATACATTTAACAGAGGCCGTTCTTATTATGCTTCTATTATTTGGATTACTGCAAAAATGACTGTGAATACTCAAATTACACAAGTATTGATTACAAAGAAAACTGGGTTTTCTAGATTTAATATTCGCAGACAAACCAAAGAGATTCTCAGTATGATTGGATTAGAATTAGCCAATCAAGTTAAAGGAAAACAATTAAGTGAACTAGGTGAATAAAATGTTTGAAAGGGAATGGAATAGAATAGCAAAGAAAGTATATACAAATGCAGTTAATCATGGCTTTTGGAAAGAAACTCCTAATGATGGCGAGCGCATGGCTTTAATTCATGCTGAAATTAGTGAAGCACTTGAAGCCCTGCGAGAAGGTAATCCTTCTTCATCAAAGATTATTGAATATAGTAATCTTGAAGAAGAATTAGCCGATGCAGTAATTCGTATTATGGATTATGCTTTTGGAAAAGATTTAGATATAGCGGGTGCGATTCTCGCTAAGATTGAATACAATCAAAGCCGTGAATATATGCATGGTAAATCGTTTTAAGGTGAATAAGATGTGTGAACACGATTGGAAACAGACAGACAGTTATGCTGATACCTTTTGGGAAGGATATGGCGTTGATGCTGTAAATTTTGAAGAATTAATAATTGAATACACTTGCACAAAATGTGGAGAAACTAAGGAGGAATAAATATGAGAAAAGTATTAGTAATTGGAGCAGGCGGAATTGGAAGTTTTCTAATTCCTACTTTAGATAAAGTCGGACTTTACCGCATTCATGTGGCTGACCCCGATAGCGTAGAAACAAAGAACCTACCTTATCAAAACTTTAAGAAAGGTCATGTAGGGCAAAATAAGGCTCAAGTAATGATGGATTCTTATGAATCTGTCGCTACTTATAGCAAATATCCTGTTTTGACTGAAAAACAAATGTCGGGCTATGACCTTGTGATTTGTTGCGTTGATAACTTGGGCGTAAGGCGAACCTTATACAACACAAGCCTTAAATGGCTTGACTTACGAGCGCAGGGCAGAAATGCCGCCCTTGTGTCGCATAAGGCCGACCCGAAAATGTATGATATGCTCTTAGCAGGTGAAGAAGGTTCATTCAGTTGTCAAGGGGATTCATGGGATGGAACAAATAGTAATGTTCATTTTATGCAGGTCGCAATCGCAGGATTAGGCGCACAATGGATTCAAAGATACTTCAATCAAGAAGAAGTAAGAGATTATATGGTGGTGAATGTATGAGAAAAAGAAAGATATATACTGATGAAGAGATTGCTCACATGGTTGTAGGCAGAACTCTCAAGAAAACTTGGGAAACTATTGCTGATGAAATAGAAGTAAAGTTCGGCTATCGTCGCTCCCCATCAAATCTTTCAATCAAATATAACTCTTTGATTGGATTAGATTTCAGCAATTATTATACTGATAAACAAACACAGTTTGTTTATGCCGCTTGGCTAAATAATTTTCCTATGAAGAAAATTATTGCTGGCTTTGAGGAACAATTTCAGCAAAAAATTAACAAAGATAATGTTGATTTTATCGTGAAACAAATGAATCACGAACAAAAGGTTAAATCAGAATTAACCGAAACAAAAAACAAAATAAAACAAAATATGGAGATGAAAAAGATGAAGAAAAATGCATGGACAAAAGAAGAAGATGAGCAATTGCTTGCTTGTGGTTCTTGGAAGAAGGCTATGGAATTGGATAATGGTCGGTCAAGGTCGGCTAAAAACCAGCGATGGTCTTTTCTTCAAAAACAACAAACAAAAAATGGCGTAAAGCGTGGGCGGCTCTCACAGGTTGAATTAGAAATGATTCGTAATTGTGAAACCGTTGAAGAAGCAATTGCTCTTAACTTGCGAAAACCAGAAACAATTACTAAGCATTTCTTGTTGCTTAAAAGTGATTCACATTCTCATAAGGAATGGAAGAAGAAAGAAGCGGTTCTTGCCGTTGAGCCTAAGCAAAAGGTTCATGGAAACAAAGGTAGAAAATATAGCCCTCGCTGGACAAAAGAAGAGGACTATGACCTCATCTTGAACTTTTACGAACTTTCAATTGACGAAGCCCGAAACCGATTTAATCGGCCATACGGGGCTATCGCAACCCGCTTAGAAAAGTTGGTTGATAGCACAAAGCCTGAGCATATCTCTATGCTTATGGAGGCTTCTAAGGAAATCAAGGCTCGCAAACAATCGCAAGCCCCGAAGCCAAAAAAGAGCCGCCGTATGCGTCGTAAGGAGCGAAAACAGGCCAAGAAAACGGCTAAGTTAGAAGCCAAATTGAACCGCCTCCGAGGTGAATAAACATGGGAAAAATTAAAGATAAATACTGGAAAGAAATTGAAAACGAAGATGATTCAGGCTACGATGATTGGGTTGCTGAAAATGCCCTCATTGATGAAGCACGACTTACTGCTCAACAAATCATTGAAAACCACTTTGAAGAATTGCTTCAAGAACAATTAACTTCTTGTGCTGGCCCAAAAGAAAAACTTCTTGATGTTGCTATGCACAACCATAGTTTTCACGACACTATTTGGGAAGCATCAACGGTTCTTTTGCCCAATCTTGAAGTTCAAGTAGTTATTGATGGTAAAAACAATTGTTTCGTATCAACAGGAACAGCAGGATATGTTGATTTCTTTCAACCTCCTGTTGGAATGAGTTTGCCTATTCGTTGTTGGATTCATACTCATCCCTTTGGGGCAGCATACTTTAGTGGAACTGATATTCGGACAGTTTCTATTTGGGAACTAAATATGGAATGTGCATATGTTCTTGGTGGAGAAGGCCACTATGGTTTTTGGAATCAAAAAGAACCACAACAACTTGAAATCTATCGCAACTTTGAATCAGAACAAATTCAAACTTGGAATAAAAAGGAGGAAGAAGAATGACAAAGTTTAGAACAATTAAAAGTGGGTTAAGCACAGCAAAGAAATACGGAGAAAGACCAATGCGCCGACATGATGAAGAACCATTAGAACCTCATCATATTCGTCATCCTAATGACAAAAATGAGCGAAGAACCGATAAAGGTGTTCAATGGGTTAAGAAAGGTGCTAAAAAGACTGAGCGTGAAAAGCGTCTTGAGCAATTTTACAAAACTCATGTTTATACTTGGGTTTCAGAAAACCGCCGAGCATGGGTCGCTATTCCTCAATCGGAGGAAGAAGAATGAAGGCTTTGGGTAATTATGCAGTAATTAAACTAGAAAACTCTGTTTCTGCGTCAGGTATTCAGGTTAAAATTGATAGCACAGGTATTGTGCATTCATGTCCTTCTATGCCTGAAGTAGAGGGTAAATTGGTTCTATTTGATGATAGACACCGTTTTGTTACCCATGATGATATGATTATTGTTTCCGTTGAACATTTGTTGGGTGTGATTGAATGATTTTGAATGGAGAAGAAGTAAAACAAAAGTTGCTACAAGGTATTAACTTGGTTGCTGATACTGTAAAACCTACTCTTGGCCCTCAAGCCAAAACTGTTATTTTGCAGGGTAATCCACCAGTCGTCATTAATGACGGAGTAACTATTACAAAGTATGTTTCCCATGATGACCCTTATGTTCAAATGGGTGTCCAATTAGTTCAAAATCTAGCAAGTAAAGCACAAGAAGGTTCAGGTGATGGAACGACTACTGCTTGTATTCTTGCACAGGCTTTTTGTAACGAATTGATGAAAAATGAAGAACAATTGACTACTCACGACTTTAATCTTCTAATGGAATCTCTTCGTGAACAAACTATTAATTTCTTAAATAGCATCTCTATTGAAGTTAATGACAACGATATTATGAATGTTGCTACTATTGCGGCAAATAACGACTCGGCATTGGGTGAATTGATTCAAGAAGCATTTAATACGGTTGGTCGTGATGGAGTTATTACTGTTGAGGAATCTAACAATTACCAAACTCAACTAATTCTTCGTGAAGGTATGGAGATTCAAGAAGGCTATCTTAGCCATCTTATGTGTAATACAGAAAGTGGAAAAGTAGAATTTGATAATCCCGTTGTTTTCATGTCAAATATGAGCCTTCGTCATTTCAAGGACATTATGCCTTTGCTTGAGTATTCAGCAAGTCAAAGCCGACCACTTTTAATTATGTGTAAAGGAATGGATGGTTCGGCACTTAACAATTTGATTATGAATCTAATCAATAAAACTGTTGAATGTGCAGTAGTTATGTCTCCTAACTTCGGAGATGCTCAAATTGATGAGTTGTCGGATATTCAGTCTTTGATAGGAGGTAAAGTCTTTGTTGAAGAGAGTAAAGACGACTCTAAACTTTTTACTGAAACTGATTTGGGAACTTGTTCTAAGGTTATCATTACTAAGGAAACTACGACTTTTATCGGTGGAGAAGGTAATACAGAAGAACGCATTAAATCTCTAAAACAACAGGCTCAAGAATTAAAGGGACATGATTTGGCTCGGATTAAAGCGAGAGTCTCTCGTCTAAAGGGAGGTATTGCTACCATTAAGGTTGGTGCTTCATCTTCAATTGAAATGCGTGAAAAGAAAGAAAGACTTGATGACGCACTTAACGCAACAAAAGCCGCTTTAGAAGAAGGTATTGTTGTTGGTGGTGGTGTTCCGTTTATTCGTCTTGCTTATGCAATTGAAGCACCAGAATGGTTTAGAAAGTCGGTTGTTAAGCCCTATCGTGTTTTGATGGACAATGCAAACTATACCGAGCAAACAAGAGTCGTTGAGTTTGAAATTGAAAAGACAATTGATGGGACAAACCCTAATTGGGGTTTCAATGCAGTTTCATGTCAGCATGAAGATTTGTTTAATGCAGGGGTCTTTGACCCTGTGAAGGTTTCTAAGAATAGTTTCTTAGCGGCATTATCAATTGCTCAGTTGTTTTATTCAACAGATGTAGCAGTATTAGTGGAGGAATAAATATGGTAGATGCTCTAAATATGTTATTGGATAATGAAATTGTAAGAATGACCGTTGTTTATGCTGATGGCTCGTTGGCCATTTTCCTTAGACAAAAGGACGGAACTTTTAGTGTAGAAAGGAGGCATTCTTGATGAAAAAAGCAATAACTGTGACTTTACCCGCACCTCACAAAGCAAGGGTTAAATGCCCTATTTGTGTAGGCAATAAATGTAAAGTCTGCGGAATGACTGGAGAATTAGCAATTGAAGTTGCGCCAAAAATCCCCATTCAAAGAGCACATATTATTAAATATGTTGTTGAAAATATTCATGAAGTAGCGAAAGAAATAACCAAAAAATATGGTTTAGTTCCAGAAATCAATACTTCTGAAGTCTTAGAAGTTAATCAAGGACAATTTGAAGTTGTTCAAGTTTCTAGTCTAGGTGGTGTTTGTTGGGTTGTGAATCGTTTGGATGATTTAGATACCCCAAGATATTTTACATCAAAACAGGAACTTGATAAGTTTAAACAGGGGTGGATGAATTGACAGATGAATTAGAAGTCAAAGGAACGATAGTCCGTAATGCTGAACTGGACTGTAAAATAAAGCGTGGTGTCTATTGGAACATAGATGTTATGGATATTCGTTGGTATCGTAATGACAAGCCAACGAATAAAGGCATTCGTTTGAATGTTGATGAAGCAAAATTGTTATTACAAATTTTAAGGAGAGAATTAGATGAAGAGAGTGAGTGATGTTCAATCAAAGAAAAGCCTACGGGCGGCAAATGAAGAAAGACAATACGGCCATAACGCAGTTCCGAGATTTGGAAATTGTGCTGGTAAGATTATTGATTTATTCGCACAGTATGTTGAGGATAGTATGACTGTTCCGCCTAAAGGTGGAAGAGGTTGTCGTGTTCAAAAAGAACATATTGATTTGTGTTTCGGTAAGTTTTATCAAGCGATGAGAGAATTTATGGACGGTGAAAAAAATGAATAGATATAATGAATTATTAGATTGGCTACAAAACGAACACAACGAAGTGTTTAATCAATGGGCGCAAATAGAAGAAGTAATGCTTCTTGAAGAAGAGCAGAAAGCCTCAGAAGAACATTCTAGAAATAATAGAATGTTTGATTACTGTATTTCTATGTATAAGAAAACATATCCCGACACTTCACCAGAGATTTTAAATGCTATTGATATGATTAATGATTCAGTAGATTTGGCTTATCCATATAAAATGGACGCTATTCGTTCTTTGTTGCATGAAAGGGGAGGAAGAATTTTTAGAGGTAGCGGTAATCTTTGGGGTCAATGGAAGAAAGAATTTAATACATTGGAGGAAGAAGAATGAATAAACTATATTTGATTACAACCAACAATAAGAAGTTTGATTCTTGGTCTAAAGAAGTGAAGAAGCAACTAAAGGCAAACTCTATTGCTTTAGAGGCTTTTAATTCGGGATATAATGAAGTAGTGAATGGAAATTATTTGGCGAGAGCCTCTTTTGTTTGCTATTGGGAAATCTATACAAATGACTCTTTAGCAAGACTAGCACCTGCAATTACTCAAGCATCATTAATCCATATGTTGCATAGATTCTTGGACGCACAAATGTATGAAGAAGCGAGGGTTGTTGAGCAATTAATGATGAATTTCTTGCGTCTCCTTCAAAAACTAGACGGAGAGGAAAACAATGAAGAAGAGTGATTGGGTTTATTTGGCGAAAGCCATGTGGACTTATTCAGAGAAACATGAAGGAAAAATCAGTAACCTTCTAAAACAACTGATTGTAGAAATAAATAATAGTAAGGAGATGATTGAAAATGACATGGGAAAATATGAGCAGAATGCTACAAGCGACAGACCAATTGACACCGACTCAACAGATAAGTCGGATTTCACGGGACTTGGAGAGTTTTAATACTGAAAAGAGTAGTCCTTCTTTGGTTTTGCAGATTCTTGACAAAGATAAACTTGAAGCAAATAGTCTCGGTTTAGCAAAAGCAAAGAAATGGATGGCTAAAATCTTTGATGTTTTTGACGATGAAATTGATGGATTAATGTATGCTCACGATGATTTGGGCGAAGCAATTTATCACCTTGACCCATCAGCAGAAAAACAACGAAACTTTTCTGTTCAGTATGTTCATCGTATTTTGAACATGAACTGCGGAAAGATTGATTCTAACGAGTTTTCTATTCTTGAGGAATCAATTTTGGCTATGTCTGCAAACGCACGACGCTGGTTCATTCGCTATATGCTAAGAACACCACGAAACGGAATCAATGAAGGAACAGTTGCGAAGATTATCGCCAAGCATTACAATAAGAAGCAAGCAGATGTAAAGAAACATTTAAACTTCAATTCTGTTGAAGTAGTTATTTCTCATTATGTTGCTGGCTCTAATCCTCCATGTAATCTAACATATGGAAAATTCATTAAACCAATGCTTGCTAAAGAAGTTCCGATGAATAAATGGCCGACTAACTTTGTTGTTGATTACAAATACGATGGAAACCGCTATCAGATTCACATTGATGGTGATAAGACGATGATTTTTAATCGTAAAGGTAAGATTGTGACTAATCAATTCCCTGATGTTGTTGAATTGGTTCAAGCATATGGTGTTCAAAATGCAATTCTTGATGGTGAAATCTATCCTATCTTGGAAAACGGCGCACCTGCACCTCATAAGCAAATGGGAACAAGAGTTCATTCAAAGAATGTTCAAGAGGCTATGGAAAGAGTCAAGGTTGAATGGGTTATTTTTGATTGTCTAATGTTGAACAACGAAACAGTCATGGATTTATCATACACGGAACGCTTGGAGAAGATGAAAGACTTGCCGAATCAAGCACACCGAATCACCGAGGGCGACATTATGGCCTTTTACCATGAAGCAATCAACGAAGGATTTGAAGGAATCATCGTTAAGGACGCAAGCCAACCTTATCAATCAGGAAAACGCTCCGTTTCTTGGGCTAAATATAAACCTCCGCAGATTAATCTTGATGTTGTTGTCCTCTCCGCAAAATACGGGGAAGGAAAGAGGTCAAGTGTTTTCGGCACTTACGAATTAGGCGTGAAGGCTGATAATGGTTTTCATAGCGTTGGCTGGTGCGGGACAGGCTTCTCGGATAGCGATTTAATCAACCTCACCAATACCCTTCGGCGTAATGTTGAGTCGTTTGAAAATGGCCAATTCTTTGTTTCACCTGTTGTTATTTTAGAAGTAAAGGCTGATTTGGTTAGCCGTGATGAAAAGGGGAACATTGGACTTAGGTTTCCTCGTTGTGTTCGTATTCGTGACGATAAGTTCGTTGCTGATATTAATACTTTAAATGATGTGGAGAGATTAGAATGAAAGAAGAACAAGCAACTTGGAATACAAAATATTATCCTGATATTATGGGAAGATGCCGTAAGATTTCTGAAATGAGTCTTAAACAATGTAATACAGCAATTGGGACTTCTTTTGCTAGAATGAAAACAATTAAGACTCAACTTGATGGTTTATATCAACGGCGTTTTGTTCTCATGCAAGAGATGGGCGAAACAGATTATATGCGTAAAAACACTAAGGAAAAAATTGTGCAAAATCTTGCCCTTAAAGAACAAGTGCAAACTAATGAAAGAATGCAACAGATTTTACTTACGGCTCTCAATTTTATTGAACAAGGCCAAAGTGTTGATTTAGTAAAAGCAATTCTTGAACAAGCGAGGGATGAATTATGATTCAGCAAGGAGAAATGACAATTATTGATGCAGTAACATATAGGTGTTTAAAAGTTGATGAAGAAGGCTATGCTCATCTTAAGAATATTCTACATGAACAGGGAAGACCTAAATTAATTTTGCAGAAGTATTGTCCTTATATTGAGAATAACCAAATCATTATTCCCGAAAAACCAAAGTATGTAAAACCTAAACCTACTACTAAAATCAATGTAACTAAGTTAATAAAAGAAACTACTGATTTACAAATATCAAATGAAGCAAAGTATTTCATTACACAATGGGTGGAAACTGCGATTTCTAATCTTGTAAGCAACGCAGAAGAAAACGCTATTAACAGGGGCGACTCTCGCCTAACTGCGGCGCACTTCTATTGGCTTGAAACAAATACTGCACCTAATGGTTATTGGCCTTCAAACACAGAATATATTCAGGATTGATAGTATGATTGCCGATACCCAAATCCAAAGTTGGATAGAGGAATTTGGGACAGTAACAAGTTTTACTTTTATTGTATATGGTGATATGAAAGATGAAGAATTAGCCACTATTATCAAAGGCTTAGTTTTTCACTTAAACTGTAAAGGTCTGCAACCTGAAACTGCCGTATTTTCAGAATACATTGACGAAGAAAAAGCAGTTGCTTGGAATACTTTTCAAGGAACATCAATTTCTTTTGTCTTTGCAGGAGATGTATTAGACATTGAGAATGAGATTATTGAAGTTGTTCAAGATGGTTTAAAGTATCTTAGATATAAAAATGACTATATGGGTAATGATAGGAGTTGTTCTTATGTATAGTAAGGATATGCTTATTGGTATCTTGTTATCTTCGGGTAAATTAGACTTTAATATTGAAAGAGTAAAAGATGCCCAAATGGGCTATCGTATTCGGGTGAAAATTATCCTTCGTGCTGAAGAACCGTTTCTTAGAGCAGTAGAAAGAACACTACTTCAACATGAAATTACATCTTCTTACAAAGAAAAAGAGTCAAAGACAAGACCTAAGCCAGTCTTAAAAATTGGCGGCATTAAAAATCTGTATAAATTGACACAATTAGTTCCAGTATTGCCCGACGCAAAGGATGAATGGGGAATATTTAGAGAATTAGTTAGTCTAATATCTGAAAATAAACATAGAACATCAAGTGGACTTGATAGAATATTTGAATTAAAAGGGGTAATTTAATGGGATTGACAAATAAAAATAATGACAATAGAACAATTTTACTAACGGGCAAAACTGGAACGGGAAAATCAACAAAGGCACTTACATTTGTAAATGACCCAATCGTTCTTTATGCAAACGATATTGATTTTGACATAGGTTCATTTCCTGTGGAGAACGGTATTGTTATTGAAGATGTGCATTACAAGGCAGATAAGTCTGCAATTTTGCACATCATACGAAATTATCAAGGTCAAGTAGTATTGACTTCTATTAATCAAAAATCTGTTCCTAAAGAAATTAAGGATATGTGTAAAATTAAAAGAGCAGGTTCTCATAATTTTCTTGAGGAAGAAATAAAAACAATTGCACCAAATAGTGAAACTCCTTTCTCCTTAGAAAGAGATACCTATTCAATTGTAAATGGTTTTCTAAAAGAAAGAGATAGGGATTTAGTTGCCGAGGTATTGTTATTTAACAAACCATCAGATACGCAGATTTTATCATGGTTGTCTGAAAATATGCATCCTAACAGATTAATTTTTGTTGATGGAAGAGTTAAAAGAAGATGGAGTCAAAGATATTTTTATGAGATGCTCGCCTATTCTCATACAGGTGGTTTCGTTGGGCAGTTAAATATGCCGAAAAGAAAAGCCTACTCACAAATACCTAAACTAGCAAAAAGACTTGGTGTTAAGAACCAAAGGCTTCTTCCTGCTTTATTAAAAGATGAAGTATTTAAGGAACACGCAAAAAAGAAACTTAATAATGCTGAATGCCGCATACTTAAAATTGGTGAAAAAAGGCGTAGAAAGAAAACTACGCCAATTGAAATTCAGCAATCTTCATTGGAGGAATACATTTGAAAAACCAATATAAAAAATTAATTCATAGAGTATTAAAAGATAGAGAACCTTTAACATCAAGGCAGATTTTTGATGCTATTATTGACTTACCTGCGATGGAAGAAGGCGGAAAGCCAAAAAGAAGGGCAACCATTCCAGAATACAATGTATTAGTTGGAATGTTATCTAATCCCAAATATGGATGCGTAAGAGCAAACGGTAAATATGTTTATCCTGCTCTTTGGAAATTAAAGGAGGAATAAAAATGCTATGGACAGAAAAATATAGACCAAAAAATTTGAATGAAGTAATTGGACAAGAACACTTTGTATCTGATGCAAGAGGTTGGGTTGAAGAAAATAATATGCCTAATATTCTATTATACGGAAATCCTGGAAATGGTAAAACAGGAGCAGGATTAGTGATTGGAAGAGAAATCTTAGGTGAATCATTTCAAGATAATTTCATTGAAGTAAATGCGTCAGATGATAGGCGATTAGAAAATGTGCGAACTACAATTAAAAATATCGCACAAAGCGGCACAATCGGTGATGCACCATTTAGAATCGTATTATTAGACGAAATGGATGGTATGACTACCGATGCCCAAAACGCACTAAAGCGTATCATGGAAAGATATGCAAGCAATATTCGTTTTATTATTACCTGTAATGATAGAAATAAGATTATCTTTGCATTACAAAGTCGGTGTGCAAATTATCATTTTAAACCGCTTTCTAATGAGGCTGTCCTTGAAGTATTAACTTCAATCCTCAAGGCTGAAGAAATAACCCGATTCTCCCAAGATGAATTGGACTCCTTTATATATGCGATGAATGGTGATATGCGGAGGGCGATTACGGAACTACAAGCGGCAAAGGCAAGCAATTCCACCCTCAAATCGCAAATTGATGCAGGATTAAACGAATACAAAAAATTGTTAATGAAAATTGTAAATAAAAATACTTTAGCATTAAGCAGTATGCACGACTTCTTACACAACGGATTCACTATCCGTGAAGTCTGTATTGGCTTACATGATGCAGTAATTGATTCTGAATTAGAGAGTAATTTGAAATTCAAAATCCTTAGAACTATTGGAGAAAGCGAATGGCGTTCAACCACTATGACTCCAAAAGTGTTAGCCTCTTGGTTAATTAGCCAACTATCATAGAATTGAACAAAAATAAAAACAAAAATGGAAGTGAAAAAACATGGAAGAAAACATGAAAGCAGAAATTGAAAAGAGCGCACAATACATTGGTATGAGCGTTGAAGAAGCGACGAACAAGTTTGAAGAGATTTGTTCCGAAAACAACATTGAAACCACTAACCCCATTTCAAGGGGTCTTTGGCGCAACTATGTTGCGAATGTGCGAAGAACGCAAGATAGCGGAGATTCATCCAAAGGTAATGATTCTTACTACAAAGCAGCATTTGGTTTCTTTGTTTCCCTTGATGCCCCTAGAGACATGATGGCTTGGAATCGCATGAAGGCAAAAGAAGAGTTTATGCGTGATGCTGATAATGCCCTTGAACAAGGTATTGTTGCTATTGCATCACAAAATGCACTTGGAAAGTGGGTTGTTTCCCGCTATCACAACGGAGAATACGGTGAAAAAACTGTTTCAACGCTTCCTTCTGGTGCAGAAGAAGCAGAAGATGGTCGTTTCTTTATTCCTTTGGATAATACCGCAACCTACATGAATGGTGGTAAAAACAACAATTACGGTAAGCCTCTTCCCGCAGAACAAATGCGAAGAAGCGGTGTTTTCTTCGGCTCTATCGGTCAAGGAGAAATGAAGCCTTACTACTTCTCTTACAAAAATGATGCAGGGGTTCAATTTGCACCAAACACTTTTGAATGGGTGCATTTCCTTTGTATCGCTAACGACAACGGGACTGATATTTATGGGGCTAAAGATTTGACTTTGAACAGTCTTTCTCTTAACTCAGAAATGAATCCCGAAAACGAACTTTACCGTGATATGTCGTCTTTTGACTTTGAGGATTGTTTGCGTGAGAACTTCTCTTCTCATCTTGTTCCTCTTGTTGATATGGACAAAGCGCACATTGAGCGTCAAGCCCTTCCTTCTAAAGAGCGTTATGTGATTACTGACGGAACTGTTTGTAATATGAACATGACTCCTACAAAGAACGGAAACAGAATCATTAACCTAACTGACTTAAATGCAGAAATGGACTATGATTCTGAATCAACGGGTATTACTACCTGTTGGATTCCTGAACATTTGACTCTTGATTTCGGTATTGGTTCTTCCGTTATCGTTATTGGGCGAACTAGTCAAAGAACGACTGATGAAGGAGTTGAGCCAGTTACTATCAATGTTGCTGGTCTTTACTGCGTTATTCGTCATGGTTCGGCAGTTGAGGTTTCAGTTCCAGTTGAAGAGGATTTTGACTGGTTTTGATTAAAACCACCTTTTGTGTAGTCGTTGGCGTTAATGACGGCCATAGAGGTGCGAAGCCTCTAGTTTTTTAAAAAAGGTGAAAATATGCAAAAGATTACAATTAATGATTATAAATCAGCATTTATCTCTAATGGCTTTGTAGTTAAGGCTGGAAGTTGGATTATAAATTTAAGAGATGTTGAATTTATGACTTACAGATTAAACGACAAAGATGAAACTTCATATTTAGTGGCGTTTCATATTGGTGATAAAGAAACAAAAATCATGGTAAATGATATTCAAGCGGTTAAGGAACTTTTCAAAAGTTGGACAAACGCTAAAGGAACTGAATTAGAATTTGAATACGAAGATATTAAAGGAGGAATGAGAGAATGGGATTAACCAGTAATAATAAAACAAACGCAGTTGATGAAGGAATGACTAACAATGCAAGAGTTGTTGCCTTCAAAGAAAAGTTGAAGAAACAAACAGAAGGACGAATGGCTAGAAACAATCGTCTTATTTGTGGTATTTGGGGAGAGCCTAAGACTGTTAAAAGCGGTTTGGCTTTAGATTTTCCCGATAAACAGATTTATGTTCTTGACTGGGATGATGGTTGCGAACCTACTTGGAGACAAAACCATGAAATGACTGATAGAATTACTCTTTGGAATCCCGAAGTGCGAAACAAAAATGGAGAATTGGATATTCAAAAGTCCGAAGCAAACTCAGAAGATTTTGTTTTGTTTGTGAAGTCAAAGATTGAAGAAGGCGAAGATGTTCTGTTTGTATTTGATGGAATTGATAAGTGGCTTGATTGTTGCACTTTAAATGTAACTGGTTCTTCAAAGATTGGAAAGCCTCAAAAGATGAAGTTTGAGTGGGGAAAGCGAAACGCACCATTCTATTCTCTTCTTATGATGTGCAAGAATCTTGATTGCGACCAAATTTACATTACTCATGCTAAAGCAGATTATGGAGCAACAGGAGAAGTTATTGGTTCTAAACCAAACTGGCATAATTGGGGTGATTATCTGTATCAAATTATTTCAACAAGAAGAACACGCAAAAAGAATGATGTTGTGTATAAGGCTGAATTACTCAGCAGTAAAACCAACACCGAATTAGTGGGCAAAACTTGGGAAACTCTAACCGTTGGTGGTGGAAATGTTTCTTGGGAAGGAATGCCTGAATTGCGTGAGGGATTGATTTGAA